CCAGGGCGCGGTTGAACCGCGGGCCGCGGTTGCCTCGGCCTACGCCGCTCACGCGTGTCGCACCGGGTACCAGCACGCACCCTCGGGTCCGTGGTAGTCGAGCAGCGCCCAGAGTTGGAGCGCCTCGTCTTCGTTGCTTGGTAGTGTCGTTACCCGGCGAAAAGTCGGCTTTGCGTCAAGCTCGTTGGGCAAGAAGTAGTTGTCGGCATTGATAGCGCTAGCATCGCTAGTTGCGTAGGCGACAGCGTGTGCGTCGTTGGTGAGTTCGCTTGTGAGTTCGTTGATTAGGGTTGCTGCGTTCATTTGGTTCTCCGTTGTGCGGCTTGGGGTGATTCCCTCGCCTTGTGAATCTATTATACTCACATGCGTGGCGCGCGCAACCAAATAGACCCAAGAAAACGACATCCAGTATTCTTTTGCCATCCGTTCCGCCCGATTGCACCAATGGGCCACCGTTTGACACACCAGACGCCCACCGGAGACGCAGTGTCGGACGACGCAATCCAGATGACCCCAGAGGAAGCGGCTTTCCGCGCCGACTCCATGATCTCGACGATTGGAGGGCTCGGCGACCCCGCCTACGACAAGACGGCGGGGAATAATCGCAGCATTAAGGCGCTCGGGCGCTACACCGAAGACCAGTTGGAGGCCATCTACGAGGGGAGCGCGCTCGCGGGTCGCTTTGTCGACGTGCCGGCCAACGAATGCACGCGATGTGGCTGGAGGGCTCACACCAGCAAGGCCGACGGCGACGCCCCCGCCGAGCCCTTCCGCGCCGAGTTCCAGCGCCTCGACCTCACGGGAGCGCTACGTGCGCGGGACCGTTGGGCGAGCCTTTACGGCGGCGCGGCTATCCTGCTCGGCGTGAACGACGGGCTCGACCTAGACGCACCGATGAAGCTCGAGGCCGTGGACTCGCTCGACTATTTGCGCGTCGCGGACATGCACGAGCTCCGCGTTCGTCACCGCTACGGCGAGAGCAGCGCACCCACGCATGTCGTACCCCCCGGCAAGATGGGCGAGCCGATGCTGTACGAGCTGACGCCTCACAACAGCGTGGGCCAGACCGCCACGATGATTCACGAGTCCCGCGTGATTCGCCAGGTGGGTGCACCGGTGCCGCCTCGCAAGCAGCAAGAGGTTTACTACTGGGGCGCGTCCGTGCTTCAGCGAGCGATCCCAAAGCTGCTGAACATCGAGGCCGCCGATGTCGCTATGGCGAACATCATGGAAGAATTTCGCATCGCCGTGCTCCGGCTGAAGGGCTTAGCGGGGCTTGTCCAAGCGAAGGACGGGACCGAGCGGTTGATGAAGCGCATGCTGGCGATGAACCTCGGAAAGAGCGTCGTGCGGTCCGTACTGCTCGACGCGGAATCCGAAGAGTATACGCAGCAAGGCGCGCCGGTCACCGGACTCCCCGAACTCTACGAGAAGGTCCAGCAACAGGTTGCAGCGTGCGCCGATGGGATGCCGCTCGATCTACTCTTCGGGACGTCGCCAAAGGGTCTGAGCAGCAGCAACGAATCAGGCCGGAAGCACTGGCAAGACACCGTTGCTCGCCGCCAGACGTTCATCTACGAGCCCGCGATTCTCCGCGTCTGCGAAGTGCTCCGCGCAACCGGCGCCGTTGACGTGCCGATGGATGCGGACATTGATGTCGTGTTCAACCCGCTGGAGACGCCGAGCGAGAAAGAGCGCAGCGAGTCGCGCAACCTCGATTCTCAGGCTGACGAGCGGTGGTGGCGCATGGGCGCGCTTGGTGAACACGAGATCGCACTGAGCCGGTTCGGTGGCGTCGGCTACTCGAGCGATGTGCGCTTGATGTCGCCCGAAGAGATCGAGGCCAGTGGTCGCGGGGCGGAGGTGCTGCCGAGCGACACGCCGCCTGAGCCCGTCGAGTAGTGGCAACCCGCCGACCGCGAAAGGGGCGCCGGACCGTCGTCGAGCGCCTGCCGCTCCCCGATGCTGCGACCGCCGACTACGTGCGCGACCTCCGCGCCTACGTGCTGGAGATGCACCGGGCCGCCCTGCCGACCATCCTGAGTCGGTACGAGAACGAAAGCGCCGCGCGAGTGCGCACTGATGCCGATCCGGTGGCCGAAGTGCTGCGAGGCGTGGATCTCATCTATCAAGAGCGCCGAACCGACGCCGAGATTCAGGCGTTAATCGACCGACACGGCGCGCGCATCAAGGACCGCAACGCCGCAACGCATCGCTACCGCTTCCGAGTCGCGACCGTCTCACCCATCGCCGCTGACCCGTGGCTTGGCCCCGTCATGGAGTCATGGGGACGCCGCAACGCCGACCTCATAACCAAGCTGCCGGACCGGCTACGGCGCGACATCGAGCGCGGCGTTCAGGACTCGTGGCGCAACGGCGACACCACGCGTCAGCTGGCCGACAAGCTACAGGAGCGTGTGGGCGTCACCCAGAACCGCGCCCGCCTCATTGCGCGAGACCAGTCGAACAAGCTGAACGGCCAGCTGAACGGGGTGCGCCAAGTCGCGGCGGGCGTCAAAGAGTACCGGTGGTCCACGTCGCAAGACGAGCGCGTTCGAGCGGCCCACGCCGACCGCCACGGCGTGACGTTCAAGTGGTCGTCACCTCCCTACGACGGCCACCCCGGCGAGGCCATCCAATGCCGTTGCTCGCCTGATCCGGTGATGGACGACTTGATGGACTTCGAAGACCTCATTCCCGAAGATGGCAACCTGACGCCTGCCGGGTTTACGCAGCAGGCGGTGAGGACGCGTGCGCAGCTGGAAGAGGCGACCATCGGCCTAGCAGGGCCGGAGCCGGAGCCGTCGTTGATGCAGCGGCTGCTTTCGGCTTTGCCCTCGCTGGCGGAGTTGGTCGCGGCGTATCTGATCCATGCGGTGACGGCGGGGCCGGGCGTGGAGCGGGAGACGCCCTAGCACCCGTTTCGCCCCCTTGGCGCCGCGTCCTACCGTCGCGTCATGGGCATCCGCTACGACAGCATTGCGCTCGAAGAACTCCGTCCGGCCTACAAGACCGACGAGGGCTACCTGCACCTAGATGCGGTTGTCACGCGAACCGGCGTGTTCCCGTACAAGGGGCCATCTGGCACCACATACGAGGCGCGACCTCACAAGGAGGTGTTTGACGCGGAGTCGCTGGAGTCGCTGGTCGGTAAGCCCGTCGTGCTGCTCCACCCGCGCGAGGATAGCGGCGAGCCCGTCATGGTCACGCCCGACAACATCGCGGACTACCAGGTTGGCGTCGTCGGCATGGAGGTCACGGAGCTTGCAGGTGGTCGCGCCAAGGCGTCGCTGATTGTCCACCGTCGCGACGCTATCGAGGCGATCGAGAAGGGTGGCATCCGCGAGTTGAGCCCCGGCTACAAGACCATCCACCGCACCGACGGCGGCACGTTTGGCGAGCCCGGCGACTTCGAAGGCGCTCGCTTCGACGCTGTGCAGACGCAGATTCGGTACAATCACGTCGCGCTGGTGCCCAAGGGTCGCCAAGGCGCGGCGGTGTCGCTTCGCCTCGACGACGGCGATGCAATTCAGATTTTAAACAAGCCCGGCAAGGGTACACCAAACAAGGGGAGCCGCATGGCCGCCAAGGTACGCATCGACAACATCGAGGTGGAGGTCGTTGACGCCTCCGCCGCCACCCTCATCACGTCCGTGGTCGTGCGCCGCGACGCTGCGATCTCTGAAGCAGCCGACGCCACCGCGAAAGCGGAGAAGGCCCAGGCTCGCGCCGACGAGCTTGAAGGCGAACTCACCACGCTCAAGGCTGCGCAGAAGTCTGACGAAGACGTTGCGGCGGAATTTGTTGCGTGGGCAAACGAGCGCGCCGAGATCACCAAGGGCGCTGATGCCTTGGGCGTGAAGGTGGACGACACCGACACTCTCGACAACGGTGCGCTTCGACGTGCTGTCGTCGCTGGTGTGGAGGGCGTCGAACTGAAGGAAGACGCTTCCGATGACTTCGTTCGGGGCACCTTCAACGCCCTTGTGGCTCGCCCGCCTGCCCGTTCGAGCAAGCTCGATGCGGCGTACACGCCACCGAGCGGCGTCGACGACAAGCCGAAGTCGCGCATGGACGCGGCGTGCGAAAGCTACGCCGACCGCATGCTCAACCGAAACAAGACCGCGGCCAACGCGTAACTCTCGCCACCCACTGAGGACACTCATGGCACAGACACGATACGACAAGGACCTTCGCGTTGGTCGAGCAGGCGATCCCGCCGACTCCGGCCCGAAGGACATCATCTCGCTCATCAACGACGACCCGCGCGCCGCTCAGGTCTCGACCATCACCGTTGATTCAGCGTCGAACTCGACCCTGTACAGCGTCACGCTGAACGAGGTTGTGGTGAGCTTCACGTCGGACGCTTCGGCGACCGTCGCGGAGATCGCAACCGGTCTGGCCGCTGCGATCAACGCCGAGCCGCTGGTCGCTGCTTCGGTGTCCGCTGATGCCGCCTCGGCGGTTGTCACTGTGACGTCGAGCTACGCGGGGCGCGCCTTCACGCTCACGTCGAGCGAAGCAGACCTGACGCTTGCGACGGGCACGGCGAACGACTTGGCCGACCCGGTGCCGTTCGGCGCGGCGGTTGTCTTTGACTCGGCAGACGCGAAGTATGGGCGCCTGCTCAAGACGGCGAACATGTCGGCGCGAGTTCGCACCATCACGTTCAGCGGAGCGGCGGAAAACAGCAAGACGTTTACCGTCAACATCGACGTTGGCGGAAAGGTCTATGCAATCTCCGTACTCACTCCCGCATCGGCTACGCTGGCGACCGTTGCCTCCACCGTTGCTGCCGCGATCAATGGCGTCATGCCGGCATCGACCGTTGTGGCGACCTCATCGTCTGGAGTTGTTACGCTGACGGCGGAAGTTGCTGGCCTTGGGTTCAATGTTACAGCGGTCGACTACAAGCCGGACACCATGGCGATTGCTGTCAGTGCTGACTCGTTCGTCGCCTTCGACTCCATCGACGACGCCTTCGCCGGCATCGCGCATTCCGGCTACCGCCACGAGTCTGCGGGCTCCACGGGCGAGTTCCCGGGCGGCTCGGTTATGTCGGTCATGCGCAGCGGTCGCGGGCTCGTCGACACGGCGGAGCAGGTGCTCCCCGGCCATCCCGTCTACGTCAGCATGACGGACGGTAAGACGTTCCGCCAGTCGGCGGCGTCTGGCTACATCCAGCTCCCCCGAGCGTCGTGGAAGGGAAGCCGAAGCGCTTCCGTCGGCGTGCTCTCGCTCAACGCGTAACCCACCACTCACTGAGGACACTCATGGACCCGAAACTACGAGATCGAATCAAGGTGCGTTGCGACGATGACGTCGTGGCACGCATCGACTCCGCCACAGCAGGCGCTGGCATTTTCTTCCGCCAGCAGCTTGAGCACATCCACCCCGAGGTGCTGGAAGAGCACACGCCGGCGCTCTCGGCGTTTGACGTGCTGCCCATCGACCGCAGCGTTCCGCCGCACAAGCGAACGTTCACGCGTCGCATGCTCAACGAGACTGGCGTTGCAGAGTGGATCTCCGACTACTCGTCTGACCTGCCGATGGTGGGCGTGGGCGCTGACGAAGAGAGCTTCAACGTGCGCGACTGCGGCAACGCTTACGGGTGGAGCGTCGCGGAGATCGAGGCCGCATCCGCTGAGGGTGTGCCGCTTTCTTCGTCGCTTGCGATGACCGCTCGCCGCGCAGTCGAGCAGAAGCAGAACAACACCGCATTCAGGGGGGCGCCGGAAGTGGGCCTGTATGGGCTCGCTGACTACCCGACGTTCCCGCGCATGCTCACGGCGACGACGATCAGCTCGGCGGACACCCCGTCTGACATCCTCGCGCTTCTGCACAGCATCGCTAACGCCACCATCATCCGTACCAATGGCGCGGGCGGTCGTGGCCAAACGATGCTGATGCCGCTGACGCCGTACACGCACATTGCGAGCACGCGCCTGGCTGCTGACGAGGCGACCACGATTCTTGAGGCGTTCATCGCTGAGAACCCGTTCATTGAGAGCGTTGTGGCCGTCCACGAGCTCTCGGGCATCTCTGCTGGTAAGGACATGATCGTCTGCGCTGAGATGAACCGCCGCATCATCGGGCTCGTCCTGCCAATGATGTTCACCCAGTACCCCGCGCAGTTCAACAACCTCACGGTGAAGGTGCCGTGCCGAGCGTCATGTGGCGGCATCGCCTCGGACTACCCGCTTGAGGTCACGACCTGCGTCCTTCCGTAATTTTCCGGGCCTAACCCACCCGGCTAGCTCCGCCGTCTTTCCCCTCCGTTGGGCGGCGGCGCTCCACTTTGCCAGAGAGCATCCATGTCCAAGGTCGAAAAGAAGTCCGCCGCGCCGGCGAGCGATGTTGTCGAAACACCCGCGGTTGTAGCGGTGCAGAACAAGTCGCGACGCCTGCTTGAGGCGTTGATCAAGGCCAGCGTGGAGTCGGACCAGATGAAGGTTCTTACGCTCGTTCCTGGGCGCGTCCACACCATCGGTGAGGACTTCTCAGCGGAAGAGTGGGCGCAGGCCCGCCCGATGCTTGTGCCGCACATCAATCAGAGCTTGGTCATCGAGCACATGACGGTGCCGAGCGGCAAGCCTGAGAAGCCGGCGGTCGTCGCGTAGCAATGTCCACCAGCCTCGAAATGCTCTCCCTGCTCGCGCCTGAGTTGGATGCCGTCGCAGAGGCTACGCGTGCCGCTATGCTCACGCACGTTGCGGGCACGCAGGACTCGACGGCTTGGGGGGCTGACTTTACCGAGGCGGTGGTCTTGCTCACCGCCCACCGCTTGACGCTCAACAACCGGGCGGCAAGCGGGATGAGCGGGACCGGACCAGTGCAGTCACAGAAGGCTGGGAAGCAGGAAGTGCGCTACGGCGTCACGGCGTCGACTTCCACGCGTGACGCTCCGTACCTGACGACCCGGCACGGTTTGGCGTTGCTTGAACTTCGCGGGCGTGTAGGCGTTGGGAGCTTTGCCGCGGTCGTGACATGAGCCGGCGCTCCCGCGTCGTCGTTTGTCAGGACAATCGCGACGTCATCAAGCGCCGGCTTGCTCTGTTGGGTAAGTCCAAGCTGACCGTCGGCATTCACGCGAAGGACGCTCCACCAGGTGGGCCGATCAACGCGGCGACGATTGCGAGCATTCACGAGTATGGCGCAGCGCACATTCCGGCACGTCCGTTCATCGGGCCGACGGTGCGCGACATGAAAGACGTCTACCTCGACATCATGGGGAATGCCGCCAATGCGGTGGTCCGAGGCGCGCCAGTCAACCCCGTGCTAAGCCGTCTCGGCGTCAAGGTGGTTGCCGACATTCGGGGCACTATCGACGCCGGAATTGATCCTGAGCTCGCTGACAGCACGAAGGAGAAGCGCGACGCCAAACTTGGTGGGCGTGGCCCGGCCAACAGCGTGTTCAGCGGATACACGCCGCTCCGCGACACGTCGCAGCACATCTACAATCGCCTCAACCACGAGGTGAAGTCCTGATGCTCTACACCGGGACATACACGCGTCGGCGATACAGCGCGCGGAGCATCGACGCCGCGACAGGATACCCAACCACAGCGTCGACGACGGACACTGAGTTCCAGGCGAACGTTCAGCCGCTCACCGGCGAAGCGTTGATGCGGCTCGAAGAGGGCCAGCGCGCCCGAAAGCCGGTTCTCGTCATGACGACGGCGGAGCTCCGCACGATGGACGCGTCAACGAACACGCAGCCGGACGTGGTGGTGATTGGCGGTGTTGAGCATGAGGTCATCTCGGTGGAGCAATTCACCGTGTTCCTCCCGCACTTCGAGGCGGTCGCCATTCGCCGATCGGTGCCCGCATGACGCGCGAAGAGCTCATTCAGGCGTGTCGCCAGTGGGTTATCGCCTGCACTGGGCTCGACGGGAGCGTGGTTTACGTGGCGCACCAGACGACGGCGCCGCCCGCCCGCCCCTGCATCAGCGTGCAACTCATCACGCCCGGCGCCCGGAAGGGCCACGACGGCGGACAGGTGACGATCACAGCCGGAGGTGCGTCGGGCACGATGACGCGCACCATTCTCGGCCAGCGCGTCGCAACCGTCCGTTTCAGCGCCTACGGGG